CTTACTGTAGTAGGTAGGGATTTAACGCCTTTTTCTTTTGCAACCATAACACGATGGTTCCCTTCGCTCATCCATGCTTTCCCGTAAGGATCGACCTCTATATAAAGTGGTTCTTTAGAAACGGTATCCCAATTAGCACGGATGTATTTTAGAGAATCTTGTCTAATTTTACCTTGTTCACCACTTTCTCCTGGGACTGACTTCAATAATGGAACAGGGATGTCTATATTCCTATCAAAACTACCAGTTGTTGAACCCATGCGCTTTGGCACACCAAACTCATTTCTTCCTGCGCTGTAAACATCCTCTAGTTTTTCACTCAACCATCTTTCATTAGGAATGTCAGAACTAAACTTAGCTGCACTCTTGCCTACTGATTTAATACCACTAGCCAACATACCAAGACCAGTAGCAGCTTTGCCCAATAAGTTACTAGGAACTACATCTGCCATGTTTATATACTTATTTATTTCCAGACCTGGGCTTAGACCAGGGCTCCCACCACGTCGGAGGGCTGAGGGCAGGGCAGCCTGCGACTGCGCATCCTTCCAATCAGCAGCAATCCTCTCACCCATCCCTTCAAGGTTAGCAGGAGGTGGCATAGGGTGCGACATCTGACGCACCTGCTCTGGTGTCCATTGGCTCCTCGTAACAGCACCCTCAGTCAACATCCCACCGTTGCCGTACGAGAGGAGTCCCTGTACTATCTTCCGTCTCTCCATCTCCTCGTATAGGCTCATACTTAGTTCCCTGTTAGTACACGGGTTCCCACCCACGTACCTGGTGTGCCACTGGCTACACATAGGAAGCCCGTGACTACATATTTATTTGGTGCAGACCCTGCCTCAGTGGGGGTGCTGTTCTCTATCCTATCACCCTGTGCGTAGCTACCCGTTGTAGGTGCCGCTGTCAGGGCTGAGTGATTGACGGCCATACGACCCTCTGAAATCCCATTTACTTGATTCGCAATCTCGGACAGTAGGCGCAGTAGGCTCACATCCTCAGTTGGTAGCTTTGGGTTTATAGGGAGCCTCATATTTCACCATCTGGTTTGAAATCAGCGTTGATGGCAGTAAACTCTACATCACCCACAAAATTGAACTTTGCTTTATGCCAAGGTGCAGACCGAAATAAATCAAATCGCCCGTTGAACTCAGGCACCGTATGGTCGGTCTTCCAAGCACCACCGTGAATATCTTGGTAGTAGTTTGTCAGGGTCGCGCTCTCTGGCCTGTTCAAGTATCTCAAAGTAACGCGACTCAGAAGTGAGTTTTGGTTCTCCACTCCATAGTCACCAGTCGTCAATGACGATGTGTCGCTCTCACCTGTCATCGCGTATACCTTGCCGTCCGTCCCCATGAATGCAACATATCGCACTGTCTTCTGCCAGAAGGGGGAGTCGTACTTAACTCCAGGCCACACATCCCAAATTGCAAACGGTAGGGTGTCCCATGTAAATCCACCGAGTATATACTCTACTACGCAACCAATACTCCGGTGTGCCAAGCCCCACTGGTTCGTCTTGTAGTTGTAGACAATGCACCCGCTAAGTTTGGCGGTATCACCCAACCTTGGGTAGTAGAAATACACAAAGGAGTTATGTCTGTCGTGCGAATGAACAATTGTGTTCCGTCTATCAATATCAAGATCAGCAAAGAACCACTCACGGATTGGTGCACCAATAGGCTTAGGCAATGACCCGTCAAATAAATAAATATCATTCTCACCAATAAATACGTGCGCCGTTTCAATATCAGCGATTGCCTCTTGCGAGACAGCGCCGGCACTTCCAGGCAGTAAAGTAAAGTCCCACACACCAGGGGGACCAACGTAACGTCCTAAGTACATGCTTCGGTCTTTGTATGCCACCACATCGTAACCCAAAGCCTTGATGCCCCGTATTCGGCCTGGGGTGTCCACCAAGCGACCCGTGGTGCATTGTGTTGAGATGGCAGGAGTCCAGTCGGTGTAGTCCAGATAGGCAGAACACCACCAGCGGTCATGCTCATGCCCATATATAGCATCAAAGGTGTGAGCCGCCATCACGAATCCACTCACCACGCACATCACATGCACCTGTGGTGAAACAAGGTCTGAAAATTTACCACTGTTAGACGCCTGAATTACGTCGTAGTGATTGGTGGCTAAAGTGGTATTACCAAACTGAGCAAATCGCCACGGGTAGTTCACGCTGGCATGATACGCGGCATCTGTTCTGGTCGCGGTATGTATACCTGACTGTGAGCCACTGGTATTGACAGCCGAGCCGCCAAGGGTTGCACTGAACTGGAACGTAGCTGTCGCAAGCCCGTCAGATATTACATAATAGGTTGTAGCAGCCGTGACCCCTGTAGGTAACGCGCCAGTCGTAGTAAACACGACAGCCGTTCCCGCAACTAGTCCATGATTACCCCAGTCGACAACCGCAGGGGACGCAATAGATATAGTGATAACAGATGATATGTTTCTTGATACATCAGTCCAGACAACACCAGCCTTCTCGTACAGTTTAGTAGCGGAGCCGACAATTAATCGTCCAACTGAACTCAAATCGATAGTAAGTGCTGCACTCAGTGCTGCGTCTGCCAGGGTGTCCATGCCCACATCGGCCCCCGAAGGCGCACCCGCGTAGCCCTTGAGTGTGGGCACTAGGTTAGCACAGTCAGTTATCACCCCCTGCACGGTGGGGTCTGTGTCTGGTGAGAAACCGGTAAATGGTATCATACGACGTGGTTCGTTGAGGTGTTAATGCGCAGAGGTGCACCACTCCACCGCGCTTTTTTATCACTATTAATGATACCCATGAGTGCCTTATCACGGAGCAGTGTTGGTACTGAGGCATCGCCCCTTGTGAAGTTCATTGCCTCGGCAAGGCACCCATATAGGTAGGCATTGGGAAACTTATCCACCATCCAGTTTAACTGGTTAGAGCCAGTCAGCGCGGGGATGCGCTGGTAGTAGGTGTACTTTATCTCTCCAGAGGAGTTAGTCTGTAGCACGTTACCAATGATGGTGTAGACGATGTCGCCCCTGCAAAATATTTCTGACCAGAGATAAGTGAATATTCTGGGTGCTGTCTCTTCCACTTAGCCATATACTCCTGATCAAATAATAGCCCCTTGCGCATCAACTCACCAGCCATCGCTGCGGGAATCTTATAGTCCACCACACCCTCACCGTAGCCCTTGTTATGGTTATTAAGGCGAACCTCGTGGCAGTAATCAGTAATTAGATTAAGGTCGTTCTGAACTGTCTCTACAACGTAATTGCCACTATCCTCACCGTCCGTTGCGTGGAAGTAGGTCTCGACGCCCGTTGTTTTGTTGCTGCTGAGTAGAATGCCTGCCATTTTAACTCCTCCACATGTCCTAACCAATACCCCCGTCGCCAGAGGTATTAGTGATACACGTTAGCTCAAGTCAGCTATCTTACCAATGCCGCGTGGGTTACTAACACGGAGCGTCCAGTTTGCGCCAACACGGTGCTTAGTAGCAGAACCGGTCTTAGCCAACTCTTCGTGCTCGTATGTTTGCAGGAAGTCCACTGACAGGCAGTCAGGGTCAACCAGCAGCACGGTACGGGTACGCATGTGAGCATCTGGTGTCAGCATAATTGCGCCGTTATCAGATACGTACACGTCAACCGCGCCGATGATGCCGGCCATGCTCTTCTTGCCAATATCAGCATTCATACGAGTTGCAGCAACACCCGTGAAGGCTGACATCGCTTGCTTCTGTGCGAATGGCATGAGTGCCATCTTGTAACGCGCACCCTTGTTGTAGCCAGCCAAGATAACAGCTTTCAACAGGATTTCGGTGAATGCACGGGTTGTAGCCGCGTCAACAGGAGCAGTAGTAGGTGCACCAGCAGTAACAACAGTTGTTGAACCAACAGGGGAGCCACCACCATGGCTATTAACTTCCCATGCAAATGTCTCCATACCTGCAGACTTACGGGCAGTGGATGCACCGCCAGCAACCGCAGCGTTGTTGGTAGTGATACCAGCCTCGATGTCGATCTTGATCTGACGGAACGCACGTTCAACTTGATAAGCGCTCTCAGACTTGCGTCCGGCCTTCTTAATCTTGTCCTGCACGTTGGTGATTGCGAAGCTAACTTCACTATCCTGAACGTAGTTACCCAGACGTACAGTCGGGGTTACAGCATCCAGTGTAGAGTCTTCGCCCTCGACGATGGCGTTGTTCTTGTTAGCGGCGGCAAGGACGTCTGTCTGCCACTCTTGGAAGGTAGCGTTTGCGGTGCCTGATGCGAAGTTAGACAGCGCTGGTGTTTCCTCGGGGCTGATGTCCTTGATGATGTCCGAG